ATTTGGTCAGACAGTTTGTGCATCTTTTTAACTTCAAACGCCATTCATTATCTCCTTTTGCCCGTATCTGGGTCATTTGCTTCTCTTGTGGATAGGACTTGTAGTCCACCCTTGTTATATGCCTGTCCAATAACAACATTACCATTATACTCTGGACGTTCTTTTCGGTAGGCATTACCGATACCATCACCTACTGATGGAATTTTGGCAGGAGAGCAGGGAGTCGAACCCCGGCTGAGTGGTTTGGAATCACTAGTGCTACCATAACACTTCTCTCCTTTAGGTTTGTAACCCATTTTCTTTAGAAACTTTTCGTGTTCTGCCTCTGCAGCCAACAACTTAGAAGTTTTCTTTTGATTCTTTCGCTTTTTCTGATTTGTTGTCGTAAAGTATATCGGCAACATATGCATTCCGCTCATTATAAATTCCTTCCATCAATACTTCTATTGGTAGATTGTCAATAGATTCACCATATTTCTCTGCGAGTTCAACTAGTTTCATTAATTGCTCTCGCATACAATAGTTCTTCTAGCACATAGTTCCAGTACTTCTTTGCCCAAGGAGACAATGGCCTACCACTTAGTAAAGTCTGTACTGAATTGATGCGTTTCTCTTGTAAATCAACCATTGATAATCTTTTCTGCAATCTCGACAGCTTGATAGTCATTACCACCAATATGCCAGTCATACTGTTCAGTAGGAATACGTCCTGTCTTCCAACAGTACACAGATAGAGGTTTGTAATAGAAATCATCCTCATCTTCTACCTTTGCATCAATAGTCCATTCACATGCAACCTTCTCATAAGGATTTGCCTCAGTGTATGTAGGTTCACCCAAAACCTCTACGAGATTGTCATAGGTCGTCCGTATAGTACCCATTAGGGACGTTCCGTTTATATTGACACTATCATCTACTTCAAATCCAAACACGTTTAAATCACTCATTTTTTAACTCCTAAAGCAACACCAACAATTATCATTCCAAGTCCTAACATAGTATACTTCATAACCTCAGCCATTGTCAAGGCTTTTTCCATACAATCGCCATCACAATCAGCACCAGCAGTACCAATTATCATTATGAACCCTAATGCAGCAAGAACCCATCCAAAAATATTTACCATAATTTTACTCCCTTTTCTGCAGCATCTTGCATATCAGAAATCTCTGCCATTTGTTTCCAAAACATATTTTTAGCACTAATGAAATTAAATTCACCATCTTCATCTTTGACAGTGAACTCAATGTCTGGTTCACTACCATAAGTGACACGTTTATCAACGACAATACAACCGTCAACATATTTAGCGTCCCATACTTTATTCATAAAATCATTAAGTTGCATTATGCAGCCTCCCCAAATAATTGTCCCATACCTTCGTATACTACGTTGTATGCATTCGCTTCATAGGCATAGTTATCCCAGAATTCATCATCATCCAAGTCACTATGGACACATGGATTAGCACAATGCTCTTCCCATACACGGTTCATTGCGTTCATGCCTTCAAGACAATCGCCACGTCCAAAGTTTTTCATGGTTTCCCATGCACCTTTGAAACTAACTTGCTCTTGGTAAAAATTTGGAATACGAAACATTTTTTCTCCTTTGCGAATCAACTCATCTTACCTATACAGTATACCTGTTGTGATAACAAATGTCAAGCATAAAATAGCACTTTTTATGAAAAAATTGGCCCTTCTGACCAATACTCTTCACTAAACATCATCCCTGCCATATTTCTGAACATATCTAGAATCAGATTTTCATTACGTTCATAGGGGGATATTTCTAAACAACATACAAATTCGTGCATCCTGTACACATGATCACTACCATCATATGTCTTATTCTTTACAAACCTATAGATTTCCCAATCCCATTTGATACAGTCACCATCATCATGTATGGCCTTACTGAGGATATACCCCTTATATGTGTCAAAAGGATCGAAGTCCCTATACTCTGCAAATAACATTTTTAATTCCTTACGGCTTCATTTAGTTTTCTTTTGATAGTTGTTATACTATCTTCGTTTGCTTGATACCTAATACCAATACCACCTTTCTCACACCATCTAGAAATGTTGTCTGGTTTATCATCAACTAATATATTAGGTGTACCGTCAAACCTATCTACTGCAAATTGGTGTTTGTTTCCAGTAAAGATTAAGTCTTCTATTTCATCAGGCATAAACCCATGTCTATTTAACCAAATTCTTTTCCAGAATGCAGAGTTATCCCTGTCACCCCTTAGAGGTGAAGAACAAATGCCGAATGTACCAATTGATTTAACAAAATCTACTAACTCGGCCGAAGTATCAAACGGTTCAAGTGTGTTGAAGAAATCAGTACACTTCAATCCTGTAATTGACTGTTCAATCTTAGGTATCTGTTTCCAGTGTTTAACAACAAACTTTTTCTCAAGTCCACTAAAGAAGTCTGCAATGACTCCATCCATATCTAAATATATTTTCATATTATTTTCCCATAATCATTTTATCACGCATCGCCTCCATACGTTTGTAACTTTCTAACCATTGAAGAGGCGATTTGATTGTCTGTCCCACAGACATCTTCAACTTATTCTTACGAAACTGTTTCTTCAGTTCCTTTGCCATGTCAGTTCCCAAGAACCGAGAGACTAACTTTACAAGTGTCACTCGAAATGAAACATCATGGTGCATATTTCCTGCTGTGTGTGCCAGTTCATGTAATACAGTGTATTTGTTAGTACCACAGTTAGGACGTAAAGCGATAACACCATTGTACCCAGCAAAACCAGCTAAACGTGGGCTATTAGATGCCTTCATAAATCGTAGAGTAGGTTTAGTCTGTCCACTATTCCCACATAGGTTCTGATAAGTCTTAGACTTGACTATGCGATTGAAATACTTCTGACACTCTTTCTCTGTCAAGTTAACTGAACTATCTGGATATAACCGTTGTGTTGCAAACTCACTCTGATAAACTTTATTACGTCCACTATCTACACCAGACGCTTGTAAACGTCCTGTACGGATTGCCCGAGTTTTCTTTGAAAAGTAATTTGCATATTTGTTTGCAAGGTCATTATTCATTACACCAGTGTCAAGTGCAGCTTGGTATGCGTTATCCATATCCCATAAATTCATTATACATTCTCCGTCATTGCGTATTGTGGAACGGTAAACATGTCATCAAACATCCCTACCTCATCAAAACCATTAAGAACCATTCCTTCGAATGCATCCCCACCCTTCTCATAGACAACTAAGTCGCCCTTAATCAATCCCCGATAAGAACCAATCTCTATGTCAGTGACTTGCATCTTCATCTCTACACCGTGGTATGTCTGTTCAATAATCATAGTGATTCTCTCTTTCTTTATCTTACCTATACAGTATACTTGTTATAATAACAAATGTCAAGCGGTTTAGACAAAAAAAAGCCCTGTAAAAACAGGGCTTTAGAAAATAATTTTATTTTTTTATCGTTTTTTCTTTGCAAGTTCCTGTGAAATCCACCGTTTTGCAATATTATTGGACACTTTTTTCCTAACTAACATTGCGATTCGTTTCCAAACCTTAGCAAACACATCTTCACCAGCGTCATTGTTATCTACAATGATAAAATCTTTGCTACCGAAAAGTGATTGAAACTTACCTATGTTTCTTTGCACTTCATTCCACATGTTAGCAACTTCCTTCTCTGGCAAAGTTCTAGAACGCTTTCTGTTACGTTCTTGTGCAGTATCGAGTGAAGTATTAACAAATATCATAGAACATTCATAACCGATAGTTCTCAATCCTTGTACTTGTTTTGCAATCTTGTCATAGTCTTTACCAGTGCCATCAATGATAACCCCTAGTCTGCCTGTCAAGAAGTTACCTTGCATACGCTTTGTAACCTTTTTTGCTCGTACACGAATCTCCTGTCCTTCATCTGAAAAGATATCTTCTGGTGATGCTTCTAGTCCAGCATCATTTAACATCTTCTCATAGATATCATCACTATTAACAATCTTCATTCCTAGTCCACCTGTCGTTCTTCGGACAACATATGATTTACCAGAGCCTGGGCCTCCTGCTAAGAAAATTGCTTTAAATATATTGGGATCGTATACTCCCTCCTGTAACTTTGTAAATGTCTTCATTTTTATTTCCTAACAACTCCAGCGTTCGTTTTCGATATAGTTCTTCATAGTATTTATCCTTCTCTAAATTCTGCACCTCGACTTTTCTATCATGTCTAGTTTGAAAAGTCATCTTCTTGATACGGTTTTTGAGTTTAGTATTCATTTTATACCTCTTGTATTGGTTAATAGATTATCATAACAAAACGAGTTGTATTTTGGCCCTCCTTAAAATATAATATCGCCAGGGTCTGATGAACCTCTAGGGATTATTTCTTCAACAGAAGAACCCCCATCTGATGCAACAACACCCTGATTTGGATATTTGGTTTTTACTGTATCTCTTACACAATCTAATAGTATTTCGTGTAAGTCTTTACCAGTACCTCTTTTGAAAACATGGTGAAGTTTTCTAACAAGGTATCTTCCTGTTAGTGTTTCATCGTTTTCACCAGTTTTAGTGTTATTAATAACGATACCAATTAAGTCTCCTGCTTGGAGTGTGGTATTACCGTTAATCTTAATTCTTAATGATACGGCAGAATTTAGTGATGCAAATCTAGACTTTCTTCTCTGCAACCACTTATCTGTCCCTTTGTAATCAAAACTGCCTGAGTAAGCACCATCAAACAATCCACCCTTAGATTCTCTGTCGATAGTCTGTACATAGTATACTGACTCTGGGTATTCTGATATTTTGTTATTGTAATCATCAACAAGTTCTGAAACTATTGGGCCTTGTTCTGAACCATACTTGTTAAATTCGTCTACATGTACGTCATTTTCAAAGTCTTCCAAATAGTCATATTCATGTTCTTCATAGTCTTTGTTTAGAACATCCAAAAGTAAAAGTTTAGATGAATACATACCAGCACGGCGACTGGCCATTGTATCTGTAGAACCAACAACGTCATACTTCAATATGTTCTGTAACAATAGGTCTGTTCTATTACGAAGTTCCGTTTCGTTGGGTGTAAGTTCACGAAACACCATCTTAGGGTTCTTTCTATCCATCATACTGTCAATGGTTCTAAAGAAGTATCCTCTGCATGTCTCATAGAAAAGAAATGTTGGTGCATCGTCATACTCTTTTGAGAGGCAACGTCTTGCAATCGAATTGATGAATGCAAAAGGCCTTTGATTTGGTGCAACCAATTTAAACCTGTTTGAAGTCTCTTCGTAGTAAAACTCTTTCTTGGAGTTTAGTAATTCTTCATCACGAATAATCTTTTTGATTATTTCGTCAGCTGGTTCACCTTCATAGGCCTCAACACACCGAATACGATTGTTTCTAATAATTTCTGATGTAGTGAACGATAAACTAAAGATTGTTGTGTTATCATTGACACTCATCTTATTGTTTATTTTGTAAATATACAGAGGCATCTCTGTAAAGTTGATAATAGTATTTCTACTATCAGTATCATCTGCATTTGGTGTTGAAAGTTTTAGTTTTAGTTTCTCTTGACCAACAAGTCTCAATTCACCAACAAGATTATTGGTGTCGGCGAAAGAAATATCACCCGATATAGAGTTTTGAAAAATGTCCTCGTAAATGTCTACTGATGCAAGTAAGTCAGATAAATCTAACTCTAAACCATTAACTGTACATAGTTTACATACATCAACTTTATATTCACCAGCGTACTGAATTTCTGCCATTATTAATTACCACTTAGTCTGGATTTTAATTCCTGTTTTATAGTATTAACGTACTGTTTCTTAACAAGTCTAATACGTCTTTTCTTTTGTTGTAAATTATCTTCATATTCATAATTTGTTATAGTAACAGCATCAACAGGAATTGTATTTGATGGGTCGAATGGTATTTCTATTACCTTTGAAGTATCACCAGATTCCTGATAAACCTCATAATGATGTATATCATTAACATCATCATATTTTTCTGTTACATATGTTTCAAAGTTCTGAACGGACATAGGCCAGTCATCATATACGTCAATGATATCATTCGCCATAAGAACAATCCAATGCAATTTTGGATCACCATAAAATTCAGATGCTACATATTCTGGTGTCTCTCCAGCAACAACATCATAGAAATCATATTGAATGTAGTTCTGTTTTGCGAGATCACTAAAACGAACCTTTCTGGTAATGTCTGTTAACATCACTAGATCAGTATCACCCTTTACATCTATTGCAACTTGGGGAAATTTATTAAAGTAAGACATGATTAAAACCCTTCTGCGATTTTTTCTTTCGTAACAAGATCGAGTTCTTTAAACTGTAATGTCATTTCTGTTTCTACTGGTTGGTGGTCAACAAAGAATTGTGGACGCTCTCCACCATACTTTACATTAACTGACTCTAAGGCGCACTCACCAATATGATGCAAATGAATATTTGGACGATATGTTATATTGAAAGTTGATGGAACAATCATTGTTCTACCAGTACCATCAGCTCCAGCAAACTCAGGCATAGAATGAAATCTGAATGTATTTACAATTTCTTCAATTGCTGCAGCTTCTGAAGAACTCTTAGGTAACATTTTAAATGTGAATGAAAAAGAACGTCTATCAATAGATTCAAAAGCCATCTCTGTTCTATTATTTGTTATTTTACCCTGTTGGATCTGAACAGCAGCCTTCACACCAGAGACACCAATTCCCTCTAGCATACCAAGTCCAGCATTATTTATTTCTGCCTTTCCTTTTTCTAAAATACTACCTATGTTAAATCCAGCACCACCAAAACCTTTCAACGCACCAAGAGCAGAGGCTGCAATAAGTCCAATTTCTGGTTCACCGTAATTTGCTTTATGGGAAACTTCTAGATTAGCAGGCATGTACAGTACAATTGATTGATCAACTTTCTTAGTAGGCGCTCTTGGAACAGAAACCGTACTAAACTGTGTCGATCCACCTTTAGGTTCTGTTGCGTATGCTTTGGTACTACCGAATGTTACCTCTGATGCAGAAGGAACATTTACGTCAAATCTAACATAATGATCAGATTTCTCAGATGTAACATCTTCTGGATATGACACAAGAGGTTTGGTAGATACTCTAGTTTTTAGTGTTGATTGTAAAGCCATCTAAATAGTCCTGTAATTGTGAAAGTATTTATATAGACTTATGGCTTACTCAGGCAGATATATCCCAACAAAACCTAAAAAATATAAGGGTGATCCATCTAAAATTGTATATCGTTCTCTATGGGAACGTAAATTTATGGTATACTGTGATAGAAACAGTGCAGTCCTAGAATGGGGCAGTGAAGAAGTTATCATACCATATACATCTCCCCTTGATGGTAGGAGACACAGATACTTTCCAGATTTCTATGTAAAAGTACGTCAAAGGAATGGCACTATCAAAAAATGGTTGATAGAAGTCAAACCTAAAGCCCAGTGTGGGCCTCCTAAAAAACCTAAAAGAAAAACACCTAGATTTGTTAATGAAGTCCGTACATGGGGCGTCAACCAAGCCAAATGGGAAGCGGCAATAGATTGGTGTAACGATAGAGGTATAGAATTTAAAATTCTTACTGAAGATCACTTGGGTTAGTTGTATAAATAGAGGTATGACTTACTTTGATCAAATATTAGAAAAAACTGGTGGCAAGGAACGTAGTGTTCGTTGGTTTCGTGATAAGGTGCGAGAACTAGGCACACCCCCCGATAGGAAGTTGATATCTGAGGGAATAGTTACTGGTCGCCCAAATCTTGGAAACATGAATTTTTTCTTTTATGATCCAAAATATAAAAACGAATTACCGTATTACGATAGGTTTCCTTTAGTAATGCCAATTGAGAGTTACAATGATGGATTTTTAGGATTGAATTTTCACTACCTATCCATTCCAATGAGACTTAAACTATTGTCTGTAATTACAGAATATGCAACAGACGATAGGATGGATGAAAACACAAAAATTAGATTAACGTGGAATCGTATAAAAAGAAACCCAATGGTAAAACCTACGGTTAAAAGATATCTCGCATCCCATGTAAAATCACCATTCCGTAAAATAGAAGCAGACGAAATGATGTTAGCAGTACTGTTACCTGTACAAAGATTTGTAAAGGCAACTGATAACAAGGTTTACTCTGATTCTAGGCGAATGTCAAATCAAAGGAGAGTATAATGGCAGCATTAGACGAATTTATTTCCAGTTTTAGTAAATATGGTGGCCCTGCTATGCTTAGTAGGTTTGAGGTACGAATATCTGCCCCTGCTACAGCAATACCTTCTTATTCTGATGATAGGCACATGTCACTTCGTGTAGAAACAGTAACTATGCCAGGTAAAAACCTTAGAACTGTTACCAATGAAAACATATATGGCCCAACACATGAAATGGCACAAGGTTTAACATATGCAGAAGAAGTCAATATGACATTCTTCCTTTCAGCAGAACATTTTGAAAGGAATTATATTCAGTCTTGGATGGATTTTATTTACAAACCAAACAACTATAATCTAGAGTATTATAAAGAATATAATCGTCCAATCCAAATATTTCAATTGGATAAAAATGGAAAAAGATTAAATGGTATGAATTTGAATGAAGCATTTCCAAAAACTCTTGGCCCAATAGAATATACACAAACGTCTACAGAACTTGCAAGACAAGAAGTTTCTTTTGCGTTTAAAGATATTACCTTTATAGATTCTAGTGGAAACAGTATTTCAAAATCTGATTCTAGAACTTTCCCACAGGATTTGAGATTGCCAGTTACACCACAAGGAGTATCTACATTACCTTCTGTTAGTGTAGATCCATATCAAGATGCTATTCTTAGAGGAATACAATAACTTACAGATTAAATAAATTTACATAATGCACAATAGGAGATAATATTATGGCATTACCAAAACTGGCCTCGGCCAAGTATGAATTGACATTACCATCAACTGGAGAAACAGTTGAATTCCGTCCTTTTCTTGTGAAAGAAGAAAAGGCATTAATGTTAGCACAACAAGAAAACAACCAAAGTTCAATGATTCGTGCAATAGAAGAGATTATCTCTGCATGTACTTTTGATAAATTAAAACCAAAAGATTTACCCATATTTGATATTGAATATGTGTTTCTAAAACTGAGAGCAAAATCAGTTGGTGAAATATCTAGACTTAGTATTAAGTGTCCAGATGATAATGAAACTTTAGTTGAAGTTGATATTGATTTATCAAAGATTGAATGTCACAAAGAAGTTGGACATAATAATAATATCAAAATTACTGATGATGTTGGATTAATTCTAAACTACCCTAACGTGGATACTATGAAGTCGTTAGATAATAATGATGAAACTGGTGCTACATTTGATGTTATCACATCATGCATTTCTCAAATATACGATGCAGATAATGTGTATGCAAAAAATGATATGGATAAAGAAGAGTTGAATGATTTTATTGAATCAATGTCTCATATTCAGTTTGAGATGATTCAAGAATTCTTCGCAACTATGCCTAAAGTGAAACATTCTGTTAAGATTAAAAACCCGAATACTGGTGTTGAGAGTGAAGTTGTATTAGAAGGTCTATCTGATTTTTTTTAATAGCCCTCTCTCACAATAGTCTGGAAAACTACTACAAGTTAAACTTCAGTCTAATGCAACACCACAAGTATTCCTTGACGGAAATTGAAGAGATGATGCCATGGGAGAGGGAAGTATATACTACACTGCTCCAACAGCATTTGGAAGATGAAAGAACAAAAGAAAGACAGCGACAAGCTGATAGTAAGAGATAAATAGAAGTACAGGAGAGAGTAATGAGTGAAGAAGAATTAAAGAAACACCATCCAGCCGATACTAACGGTGATGGTAAAGTTTCTGATGAAGAACATGCAATGTACATGGAATTCAAAAGAAAAGAACTAGAAGATAACGATGCCATGAGGGACGCTCAGCGTTCAATGACATGGTTCGCTTTATTTGGATTATTGTTATATCCATTCGCAGTTGTTATCGCATCTTATATTGGTTTAGGTGAAGCACAAAAAACACTAGGCAGTATGGCACCAACTTATTTTGTTGCTGTTGCTGGTATAGTCGCTGCGTTCTTTGGTTCGCAAGCGTACACCAAAAAGAAATAGGTAAAGTAAAATGGCAGTCGAGAAGCAAGACGGTAGATTTAAATCTCTAATTCAAACAATTAAAGAACAGAGAGACAAAGATGCAAGACAACGGGCAAAAGAATCGTCTGAAGTAAAGTCTGCAATTCTGGATCAGAAACAAGTTCAACAGGACTTGTTGAATCAAGGATTCACGGCAGAAGAATCTGCATATCAAGCTCGACAACTGACCATTAAAGCATTAAAAGAATCCAAAGAAGCAATCATAAAAAATAACCCTGTAAAGGGTACAGTGGATGCGATTGGTAAACTTACCTCACAGGTGATTGGCCAAAGAAAAGATTCTTTGTTGCAAAGTCTTCAGAGTAAACTTCCGTTTGGTGATAGTGGTGCAAAAGCGACTGAAGACAAACGTGATAAGATGAGGATGGATCAAAAAATCCTTAGTACTCTTGGTAAAGTTTCTTCTGGTATTATGGGTCTTGGTTCAACATTAGGTGGATTTCTAAAAGATAAGGCCAAACAAATTGGTGGTGATATCTTTGGTATGTTAAAAAAGTTTGCTTTTGGCGCAGCAGTCGCTGGTGTTCTTGTATTCCTTAACAGTAAATATTGGGAAGATACCAAAGCGTTTGTAGTAGACAAATTGATGCCTGCACTTAAAAACTTGTGGTTAAATGTTATTTCTCCATTGGTAACAGTATTTAAAGATGTAATTGTAAAACAGTTTGAAGCTGTTAAGGCATTATTTGATACTTTAGGAGATGCAATACAGAAGTTCAAAGATGGTGATATCCTTGGTGGTATTACTACTCTTGTTGGTGGACTTGGTACATTCTTCAAAGATACCATAGACAATCTAATTACTGGTGTCTATAATCTATTCGCTAGTTTGTTTGGACTAGAACCTACAGATTCAGTGTTTGGTTCTATATCCACATTCATTAGTGACACATGGAAAAGTATCAAAACATTCTTCACAAATTTATATGACGGTGTGGTTGGATTATTCACTGACCCTATAGGAACATTAACTACATTATGGACAGGACTAGTAGGTGAAGGTGGATTGATTGATATCCTCTTTGCTCCTATAGATAGTGCTATAGCATGGGTACAAGGTATATTCGGTTGGGGTGATCCAGATGAACCATTTAAAATTTCTACATTTGTAAAGGGAATTTTTGGTAAAGTAAAAGAATGGTTCGTAGGATTATTTACATGGGGTAAAGATGCTGGCACTGATGCAGCTGGTGATTTTTCACTTTCAACATTGATATCTACTGCCTTTGGTACAATAAAAGAATGGTTTACTGGACTATTTACATGGGCAAAAGAATCTGGTGAAACTGAAGCAGGAGACTTCTCACTTACTAAACTTGCAACTGCGGCCTTTGGTAAAGTTAAAGAGTGGATTGGAAATCTATTTTCATGGGCATCTGAACCATCTGCAGCAGATGATGAAGGACAACCATTCAGTTTCTTTGGAACTTTACTGGAAGCAGTAAAAGCACCCATTAGATTTATCCAAGACCTATTTACCTTTGATTCAGAATTCTTTGAGAAGGGTCTATTAGGAAAATTAGGTATTGTATCTGCAAAACTAGTAGACTTAATATTCTATCCTCTAAATCTTGGAATTAACTTTATAAAAGGATTATTTGGTTGGGACGAAGACAAAGATGGAAATAAAACCACATTTAGTCTAAGTGGACTTATTGCTAGTGCAATAGAAAAGATTTGGAATTGGTTTAAAGGCCTTCTATCTATTGATGTTATGTCAATTGTTAAGTCTATTCCTGGCGCATCCACACTATTAAGTTGGTTTGCATCTGATGAACAAGACAAACAACTTGCAAGTGCTGTTGAAACAGGTTTTTATAATAAAGACATTGTTGGTGCATCTGAAATAGATGAAAGTATGATGACAAGTGTATCACCAGAACAATTGCAAGCGGTTCTTGCAGATAATGATTTGAGAGAATCAGATAAACAACTTGTTATTGATGAACTTGCAAGAAGAGGAATTGAACAGAGAGCATCAGGTGGCCCTGTTAAAGCCGGTGGTATGTATATCGTTGGTGAAGAAGGAAGAGAATTATTTGTTCCTAAAACAGATGGAATGATTGTTCCAAATTCATCAAATGCATCAAATAAAACAAACTCGATATCTACTGCTTCTATGCAAACACAGACAGCAAATGTTGCTCCAATCATAGTTAATGCACCAACCGCTAACGTATCTGATGGTGGTGGGGGTTCTAGGGGAATGCAACTAGTACCAATGTCAGTTGGAGAAAGTGATCCAGTGTTTAGGGCAGTAGCTGCAAACCCATTCTAGTCAGTAGTATTTTTACCACAGTATACCAACCATCCGTCTTCATTCACTATGAATCTGTCGTTTGGTTGGTAAAGATGATGATCGTTCTCACTACCATCCTTCTTTATACCCATTACCTCACCAGGCCATTCACCTCGAATCTTAAAGTTTTTTCCTGCCTGTTCGATATGGTAGTCTAACCACATCATTGTGCCATTTCCTCTTTTACAAAGTTGTGCATCAATTTGTTGGGATTACCAATGTATTCAAAGTAACCATTTGGGCCAACTCTAAATTCATCACCGATTTCCAGTTCTACATCATCTAATACGAAGAACTTTTTTTCTTCTTTATTATCTGGCATAACACGAAAACCATTCTTAAATTTTATTAGTAGTAAATTTTTCCATAACATAGTATAACCTCATTTATTTTG